GTACGTCGCGTACCGCACGCTGGCGCGCAGGACGTCGTCCATGAGGTCCCTGCTGGTGGACTGCCAGAGTGCCTCCACGAGGTACGTGTCGGGCTCCCCGGCCACCACGGCCTTGTCGCCACCGCGCTCGTGCAGCAGCGCGTACGCGGCGTCAAGACCCTTCTCCGTGAGTGTGTAGTCCGTCGGCACGTCGTACGACCACAGTTCCAGCAGTTGGACCTTGCTGGTGCGACTGGATCCGCGCGTCTCCTCGCCGTACTTGGTGACCAGAAAGGGGAACGGCGGGATGAGCCCCGGCGTCTCCCCCAGATTGCCCTCGTCGATGATCCGCGTGCCGTACACGGCGGTGAGCGGCACATGGGCGGCCAGCAGCCCGTGCACCAGATGACGGACGCTCATCCGCTCGCCACCCCCATCCGCTCCAGCAGCTTCGTGAAGCTGGCCATGACCAGCGGGGCGTAGGCACGGATGGTCGGCATGATGACGGCGTATCGACCCGCGAAGCGTACCTCCAGCCAGATCTGGTACTTCACGCCCCCGGCCAGCACGAGTGCGAAGGTGCTGGGCCCCAGGACTTCCACGCTGGCGTTCAGGCTGCTGCGCGCGTTGCCGGTGCGGTCCGTCCAGGTGGCGTCCGTCTTAGCCTTCGCCTCCAGGCTCGGAGCGTGGAAGCGCATGACCTGATAGACGTTCCGCCGCAGCGCGGGCTTCATCTGCTTCAGTGCCGGGGTCAGGCTGTCCTTGCGGAACTCAACGCGGGCCACTCGCGATCACCTCCCCCTTCACTTCGTAGTCCTTCTTCTCGTGCACGTACACCACTTCCCCGACCGTGCCGTCGGGGAGCGAGAACGTGTCTCCCCGCTTCATGTCGGCGGTGTACTCCCCCAGCAAGACCCAGGTCGGCTTCACCACCCGCCCGTCGGGCAGTGCGCGTTCCGTAGACGTACTTTCGGCCTGCGGTAGCAGGCGCAGTGTCTGGGTCGGCAGGGGCGTGGCCACACCAGGTCGGGACCCGCCGGTGCCGGTGCCGGTGGTGGTCTTCCGGCTCAGCGTGATCTCGCGCTCATCCGCCATGATGAACGCCGTCGTGTTGCGGCGCAGGATGCGCAGTTCCGTTGCCGCGATACCGCTAGCCACGGGCGGGCCTCCGGATGGCGACAGACCGCGTACGACCCACCAGACTCGTGGGGTCCGTGACCGCGCTGGCGTACTGCAGAGCCATCTTCTGCGCGTGGTCGAAGACCTGGCTGTTGCGGCGGCTCGAGCTGGCCTCTGTCACGTCCACGAGCTCCGCGAGCTGGGCTGCCTTGGCGCCCCACACTTCTGCCGCCGCAGCCCGCAGGTTCACGGTCCCGTTGGCGTTGAGTGTCCGCGCCATGAACGACTCCAGGCGCTCGTCGGTCCAGCCGTCTTCCTGGTCCGGCTCACCGACCATATCCCGGAGCCGCGCGAGCTCCTCTACCGTGGCCATGCTGGCTCCTCTCGTGGTCCGAGGAGGGGCGCGGGCTGACACCGACCCGGACGCGCGCCCCTCCTCGAAGTTGGTACTACTACTGCGACTCCAGCGCGGCGACGCGCTCGTCGTCGGCCTCCAGTCGCTTGACGAGGTCGGCCTGCGCCCCACCCGCCTTGTACAACTCGTCGGCCTGGGTCTGGTCCATGCCCGCGTCCAACGCCTCCTGCTTGCGGACCTTCAGCTCCTCCTGGAGCGCCTTGTACGGCCACTCGTCGTAGGGCTTGTCCGCCAGCGGATCAGGGTTCTCCTGCTCCACAGCCATCTTCGCGTTGATCTGCTGGACCACGGCCTGCTCACCCACCAGCGTGGGGGGCCGACGACCCTGCGTGATGTCGTTGCGCTCCACGGCTTCCCGCTTCGCGCGCTCGACGTCATCGTGGCCGTCCGCCCGCGCCAGCATGACCCACTTGTCGCGGTCGATGAGGTACTGCCGCTCGTCCTCGGTCAGCGGCTTGGTGAGATCAATCTCTCGACTCATAGCCCACCTCCTACAGCGGCTGCGTCGCGTACTGCGACGGGATGGTGTACGCACCGACGCCGATCTTCATGACCACACCCGCACCCCGGCGACGGATACCCGTCCCGAAACCGCGCTGGTAGATCGCGTCCTGGAGCGGGTAGTCGTCCCGACGACCCTTCACGAGACGCAGCCCGCGCATCTGCGGGTTTCCGTGCTCGCGGAAGCCGATGGGATTGCCGGTGTTGTCCGGGCCACCGGTGGCGAAGCCGACGACGTAGCCCGCCGGGATGTAGTCCTCCTGGACGACAGTCGCCTCGCCGTACGAGCCGATCACCGTCATGCCCCGCAGGGTGGGCGCCGGGAGCTCTGCGGTACCGCCGCTGGGGGTGCGCAGCGTGATGGGGAGCAGGAACGACGGCGTGTTACGCGCGGGGATGAAGTCGAACAGCGCCGTGCCACCGTTGGCGATGGAGCGGTACTGCCGAACGACGTCTCCCTCCTGCTTGTTCACCATGATCACGATGTTGGCGCCGTTCGCGTTCGTGTAGCCGTGGTGCGCCATGTGATCGATGATCTCGTCGAGGTCACCCGAGGTGATGGTGGCCGCGCCGGACGAGAGGTAGTGGTTGTGCGTGTTGGTGAACACGTTGGTCTTGTACGGCGGCGGAACGGCCCCGTCCGCGCCGTTGTAGAACGTGTACACCGTGTACGGACGCTGGCTGATCTCCGTGGCGCGGTTGACGTTGTTGAACAACGTCCACATGATCTCCTGGAAGATCGTGTTCCGATCCGCCTGGAGCGCCATGTTGTTCTCGCTCTGGATCTGCGCCGCCGACGCGTCGACCAGGAACTCCCACGTGTAGCGGAAGGCCATGTCGCGCCAGGCGAAGTCGTAGCCCAGCCATTCGAACTTGCCCTCGGCGCGGTACGAACGCGGCAGACCACGCTCGGACGCTCGCTCGAACGTGGCGTCACTGGTGCCGGTCGGAACGCCTTCGAACGGCTGACTGACGGTGAACGTCAGGAAGTCGATCAGGGGCTGGCGCTCCGCGTTCTGGAGCTGGACCGACGCCTGGAACTGGCGCCACAGCTCGTTGGTGTCGACGCCGTCGATGGTCTGCATGACCACATCGGCGGCCTCGTGCGTGCCGTCCGCACCACCGGCCATGCCGAGCAGGTACTGGTCGCGCACGGCCTTGTTGCGCAGGATGTTGTGCGCGATGGAGCCGTCCGGCGCGATGGAGTTGTCCATCGACCAGGCCCACGCGGGGACAACGATCCGATCCCGGGTCGTGATGAGATTGCTCATGGGGTTCCCTCCTCTCACGCGCTCTGGAAGTCGACGACGAGGCGGTCGACCTCGACCGTGAAGCCCAGCGTGCCGCGCGTGCCCGCCGCTTCTGCGGTCACGACACCCGTCGCGCTGATGCTGTAGCTGGTGCCCGCGAGCGCAGCCGTCGCCACGATGACCTGCGTGCCACCCACGGCCTCACCGCGCTTGATGATGTCGACGGGCTCGCCCGCCTTGCGCGCCTTGCTCAGGATCACCACACCGACGACGCCGGTGTTGCCTGCGCCCTTCACGAGCTTGCCGCTCGCGTTGATGCCGACGCCCACCGGAACCCCGATGTCCGCCGCCAGCCAGTCCACGTTCAGCCGAGCCCGAATGGTGTCCACCGGGTCGGTCTTGTCCCACCGCCACGTGTCAGCCACGTGAAACTCCCTTCGCTATCGGAGGGCGGGGAAGATCTTGCGGAGCTCCTCCGGGGAGTACTCCTGCTCGACCTTCTTGCCCTTCTGCTTGCTGCCCACCACCGAACCGCTCTTGGTCCCGGCGGTGTCCTTCGTGTCCGTGTCGGTGGAGTCCTTGGGGGCCAGCAGGTACGGGTGTTCCTTGGCGAGTGCCTTGACGGCCTCCACCATGCCCGGCACCGTGCCGTCTTCCTCGATCTCCAGGTCATCCAAGTCCCCCACCCGCAGTGCAGCGGAGGAGTTGGCCCACGTGACCTTCGCGGCCTCGCTGGCCAACAGGAACGCATTGGTCCGAGCCAGGTTCTGGAACTTGGTGCGGAAGCTGTCCCGCTCGGAGACTGCCGCCTCGTGCTCCAGCTTCAGCTTCTCGGCGTCCGGCAGGTCTTTGGTCTTGAGCTCGGTGAGCTGCTTCTGCAGCTCTTCCGCCCTCTTCTCCGCCGCCTGCTTCTTCCGATCAGCGTTGCTGAGATGCTTGGTGACTCGGTCGAACTCTGCCTGCGACACGGTCTTGGGCTTGGACTTCGCGTCGTCGGTGCTTGCACCACCGGCGTCATCGTCGTCATCATCCGTCGTGGCATCATCGCTGTCACCAGCGTCGTCACCACCCGTGTCGTCGTCGGAACCGCCCTGCGCCAGCCAAATCGGCTGTGGACCGTCCTCGCCGGGACGAGCCGCGCGGTACCCGATCACCTGCGCGATGCGGGTCGTCTTCACCAACGTGTTCTTCATGGGGTTCCTTTCGTACGGGGCTCACAGGCACCGTGGTTCGTGCGCGCTGGCACTGAGCGCCCACTCTAGCCGGAAGACCGTGCGCAGTGGTAGACCGCCCGCGCACGGCCCTTCTCTCGATCATGCCACCCGCAGGGCTGCGGAGGCGGAGGCGAGGGAGCGCCCTTCCATCGCGTCTTCGTAGTCGCCCGCCAGCAGCCGGTCGAAGAACTCCTCTTCGCTCACGGTCTGCGGTGTGAGATAACACAAGCACTGGGGATGAGGCTTCCGGGGAACGGCGTCATCCGGATACACCCCGCGACCGAGCTTCCGACTGATGGTCTTGCTGGCCAACACATCGCACTCGTCCTTGCGACCATGGCTGCCCGACAGGTTCCAGCGCTGGCCGGTGACCCACGGGTTCTGTTCGCCGAGGCGGATCGCCGTTTGGTGGAAGGCGTTGTTGAGCTCGGTACGCCCCAATCGCTTGGCCGCATACGAGACGCCGCCGGGGGTGTTCGGGTTGATGAACGGCTTCACCGCGTCCGCGAGGTCTTTCCACGACCCGCCCTGGAGCAGAACGCGGTGGATGGCCCGGTCCACCCATTGCTTGCTCATCGCCTCGGTCTTGTACACCTGCTTGCTCAGGCTGATGTCGTTCTGCGTGCGCGACCAGTAGTGCTCCACCACGTTGCGCGCGTAGGACTGCTCAGCGCGCACCAGCTGCTCCGGCATCGTCATCCCCGCGCTGCTGAACAGGATGCGGTCGTACACCGCCTGCGTGCTGCTCGCGACGTCAGCGACCTCCTGGCCGCCCACGATGATCTCTTCTCCCAGCTCCTTCCACAGCGAGTCCAGGGTCTTCTGGAGCGCCGCGTTGATCTGGCTCAGCTGGGCCTGCCGCACCTGCGCCCCCACGCCCCCGTTCCGCGCAGCCAGCTTCGCGAGCCGACCGAGCAGATCCTGTTGTGCGTCAAGGAGGTCATCGCCCATGCGCACCAGTACCGCGCGCTCCGCGTGCAGGTAGCCCGTGAGGGGCAGTAGGGACGACGTCATGGCCGCACCGCACAGCAGGTGCAGCGCTGCCCAGGACGACGGTAGGCTGCCACCAGGAACCAGATCGGCCAGGAGTGGCGATACAGGTTCGTGCACATACGGAGATGCACGCGGTTCACCTGACAGCGTTGACGATCAATGATCCTCATGCCGGGAGCTCCGCGTCCGCCCGCGCCTGGTCAGCCCCGTCACTCGCGGCGAGACCCAGCTCCCCCAACGGATCCAGGGCAGTGGACGCCTCGGTAGCCAGCTGGGTCTCCTCATCGTCCGGGATCTGCATCCCGGCTGCGCGGAGCAGGGAGAGGGAGGTGCGCACGCTGATGACCGGCGGAACGCAGTTGCGCAGCGCCACGATCTGCGTGATGACCTCGGTCAGGTTGACCGGCATCTTCTGCCCGATGACGGGCACCACCGTGACGGCCGGTTGCGTGACGCCGTCCACGTCCGTGAGCAAGGGCAGCTCTTCGTAGACCTGGAGCCAGAACTGCAGGTCGTAGAAGAACTGGGTCATGAGCGCCAGCAGCTCGTCGTCCTTGGCGGCGGTCGTGGCCATGATGGGCCCCAGGCGGATCTGCAGGGCGATCCCCGCCTCCGCCGAGGTGTCCTTACCCAGGGCGACGTCACTCGCACCCACGGACCCGTAGGCGCCGTCTTCCAGCCTGTCGATGTGCTCGCCGTAGGGGCTGACGCTGCCCGCCCCCGTGATGCGCCGCAGCCCGTTGGCGTTGGTCAGGACGCGCCCTGGACCCATGATGAAGTCGGTCTCTTTGCCGTTGTCATCCACCGGCGCCCCGCCATCCGTGGCGTAGACACCGATTCCTTCGAGCGCCAGCGTCAGGTCTTCATCACTGATGGACTGGTTCACTCCCGCGAACACGCTCTCGAGGCCGCGCATGTCGCTGCTGCCGAACGGCTGCGTCGGATCACCGTTCTTGTAGTGGTACACCGGGATGGACTGGATGAGCGGGTCCAGCTGCTCTTCCGGCAGGACGACGCGCTCGGGTGTCGTGAGCTCCCACCACTTGTCTGCCTTGAACATGCCGTGGCTGCGCAGGATGACGGAGGAGCCGTCCGCAGCAGTCACCTTCTCGTAGGTGAGACGGCTCACCAACGTGCTTCCGCCCTCTTCCACCTGCTCCGCGAGGTGGACCTTGACGATGCGGTTCGGGTCTTCGACGTCGTAGACCGGGAAGTACGCGGCGGGGTCCACCTTGTACAGGCTGAGACGCTTGCCCGCAGGCTTGGTGCCGTCCGCCACGATGTGGAGGAGCGCGTCCCCGAACTTACCGCCCTCCTTCTTGAACGACGAGAACAAGCTGGTGAACTTCTCCCGGGCAAACAGCGTCTGGAAAGCCAGTTCCACGATCTTCGCCGGGGTGCCGGTGCCGTCCACCCGGTAGGAGAACCCCGGGCACGTGTAGCGATCAAGCGTGTTGACCAACGTGCGCGCGGTCGGGAGAAAGATGGGGTTCTCGTTGTCACCACGCAGGATCTGCTCGAAACCCTCCTCGCCGGACCAGTAGATCTGGTCGTACTTCAGGTATGCCGCAATGCGCTGCTTGTCCAGCGCGGGCACCCACCCCGGCAATGTGCCGAGCAGGGGCGCGATAGTGCTGTACTGGGTCCAGACTCCTGGCGCGGTCATGCCGGTCCTCCTCTGTGGTCGTGCCTAGCCTAGCGGCTCACCTTCGCCTTGTGCGCCTTCATCCGGCCGTCACCCGCACCGGCCAACGCACCTTCGCCGAAGTGCCCGCGCATGAAGCGCCCCCACGCCTCCGGACAGTGGTTGTCCTTCTCGAGGGGGTGCTCTGCCTGCACCGTGCCCGCCTCGCCCTTCGTTTCGGGGTAGCGGTACGCGGCGAACTCACGGATGGTGTTGGGGCACCGAGGATCCACGATGGTGTTCGGGTAGCGATCCTCGTGACCGTGCGGGAGGTGGTCGTTGATATCCTTGAGCCACTTGCGCATCAGGTTGATGCGGATCTTCAGCTCGCCGCCCGTGTTACCCATCACCCGCCAGCGCATCAGGTTGGCGAGCGCGCTGGACGTCTTGGGATCTTCCGGGTCGGGGAACAACTGCCGGGCCTTGGCTGCGAGGGCGGGGTGGCGGGGGTCGTAGCGCCCGGTGCGCAGGTCGTCCGCGATGTCTTCGTTGGATTTGTGCGTGTGGTAGTACTCGCTGATGATGTGCACACGTTGCCAGTGATCCACCTGGATGAACAGCAGCACGGTCGGGTTGGTCCAGCCGTAGTCCGCCGCCACGTACACCGGGCGGTTCGGGTCCCAGTCTTCCCGGCGCACATGCCACTCGTCATCCCAGTCCTTGAACACGGCGCCGACGTACTCGCTGAACTTGGCCGCGATCTCCTGGTTGAACATCTCCGTCGGCAGGTCACGCAGGAGCTGCTGGATGGCAGGGTCTTGGTAGCCGCCCGGGAAGATGGCCGTGTTCATCCAGCTCGGCGCGCGGAAGCTGTCCCACCCGGGATCCCCAGCCACACCCTTCATGAAGTACCGGTAGAACCAGTTCTTGCCCTCCGGCGTGCTGTTGAACTTGGCCCACCCCCGGAAGTCCAGCAGCGTGGGCGCGATCATCTGGGTCCAGATGCGTTCCTTCATCTTGGCAGCCTCGGCCATGATGACGCCGTGCAGGCCCTCGCCGACCAGCGTGTCCGGGTGCATGGCGCTCATGGCCTTCAGGTAGAACTTCCCGCCCCACAACGAGACCTGCATGTCGCCGCCGCGC